GAAAGGATATTATTAGTGAGTGATTTGACAAAAGCAGAGAAGAATGAAATAGCTGAATTAGCAGCAGACAAAGCTTATGAAAGGTTCTACCTAGCCGTAGGTAAGTCAGTTATCAAGAAGATAATGTGGATCATTGGTGCTACTGCTGTAGCTTGTTGGTTATATTTTAATGGGGATATATGATGGGCTTTGAGTTAGGAAAGAATAGTATTAACAACATGGTAGGAATAGATGATCGACTCATTGATATTGCAGAACTCGCTATCACGCTTAGTCCTATTGACTTTGGCATTCCCTCTACTGGTGGGCTTCGCAGCACTGAAGACCAAGCTGCATTGTATACCTCTGGCAAATCTAAGTGTGATGGACGAACTAACAAATCATATCACCAAACAGGGAAAGCCATTGATGTGTATGGTTATGTTGACGGAAAGGCAAGTTGGGAAGCCCTTCACCTTACCACAATCGCCACTGCTATGCTGCAAGCATCCGCACAACTAGGGTATGAATTAAAATGGGGTGGCTTGTGGAAGAGTTGGCAGGACATGCCTCACTTTGAGTTGAGGGATTAACATGGGTTGGTTAAGTTTCTTAAATCCAATTGCAAGTTTAGGTACTACTTACTTAGAAGGTAAGAACCAAGTAGCTAAAGCTAAGTCAGAAGCAGCCATTGTAGGAATACAGGCAGACGCTGATGTTAAGACAGCAGGAGCTAGGGCAGCTAACAAGCTTGCTGATGATGGACAAACACAAGACTTTAATTTAGATCTAGTAGCAATGCAGCAAATGGACAAGTCCTTGTTAGACGAGGTTATGATTGCCCTACTACTAGTTCCTATAGCAGCATCCTTCTTAGGGTATCAAGAAGAAGTTACAGCAGCATTTGAATCCTTTGCTGTTATGCCTGATTGGTATCAGTACTTAGTTATTGGTGTGTACGTTGTTAAGTTTGGTATGCGTGGTTTGTTAACTAAACTAGTCTCAGGAAAGTTAGGTAGTTTAAAACTAAAATAGTAGTCTATTTACTTTTGATTAAAAATATGGTATAATATATGAATTACTTAAATGCAGTAAACAAAGTTCTAAAGCGTTTACGAGAGCGTCCTGTCACATCAGTCTCTGATACTGAATACAGTGAACTCATTGGAATGTTTATTAATGATGCTAAACTTGAAGTAGAAGAAGCTTGGAACTGGTCAGCCCTCAGACAATCCCTAACTGTTACAACCACTAGTGGTGTGTTTAACTACGAGTTAAATGGTACACAGAATAATGTTAGTGTTCTTTATGTAACCAACGTCACTTCTAATGCTTTCATGCAGTATCAATCTGCTGCTTGGTTTGATGACAAGTTTCTTACAGCAACAGTTGCAACAGGAACACCTTCCAACTATTCTTTTAATGGTGTTAGTACTGATGGAGATACTCTAGTAGATATTTATCCCAAGCCTGATGGTGTTTACACATTACGATTTAACGTGGTTGCTAGGACAGCAGACCTTGAATCAGATGCTGATAAGTTTAATGTACCTTCTCATCCAGTAGTTATGTTGGCCTATGCTAAAGCTATTGAAGAGCGTGGTGAAGATAATGCTCAGACAGGTAACACAGCATTCGCAAATGCACGAGCACTACTTAATGATGCTATTCAACTCGATGGTAACAAACATCCCGAAGAACTAATCTGGACTAGCTAATGACAAAGCAATTACTATCAACATCAATTGCAGCCCCTGGATTTTTTGGTTTAAACACACAGGAAAGTAGTATTACTTTAGCCAGTGGTTATGCCTTAGAAGCTACGAACTGTATCATTGATAAGTCTGGACGATTAGGATCTAGAGAAGGTTGGATAGACAGAACTACAGCGAGTACTGCTGTTAACCTTAAAGGACTGCATGAGTTTGTAAACAACGCAGGAGTATCAGAGTTCATATCATTTGGTGCTAACAAAGTATACTCAGGTCTAGCTACACTATCAGACATAACAAACTCTGCCGCTATCTCAGCAGACAACTGGCAGTGTGCTACTTTAAGTAACAGAGTGTACATGTTCCAGCGAGGACATCATCCATTAGTAAGAGAATCAGGAGTAGTACTAAAGAGAATTGACGCTGCTACTAATGCGGCTGGAACTCCTCCTCAAGCTAATGCAGTAGTGTCTGCTTATGGCAGGTTATGGGCTGCTGACATTGTAGGCGACAACCATACCGTATACTGGTCAGACTTAGTTCTTAATCATGGTGGTGGTATTAGATGGACAGGAGGTACTAGTGGTAACTTAGACATAGCTACCTCATTCACTAAGGGTGGAGATTCTATCACTGCCTTGGCTGCATTCAACGGCTACTTAGTTATCTTCTGTAAGAACTCTATTATTATTTATCAGGACTCAGACACAAGTAATAATCAAAGCTACTTAGTACCTACAGATTTAAGACTAGTAGAAGTTATACATGGTGTAGGATGTGTTGCTCGTGACTCAGTGCAGAACACTGGCTCTGATATTCTATTTTTATCTAACTCAGGTCTACGTTCTTTGAGTCGAGTCATTCAAGAGAAGTCTACTCCTATTGGTGACTTGTCTGTTAATGTTCGTGATGAGATTACAGCACTAGAAGCTACAGAACCTGTTGAGAATATTAAGAGTGTATACTCTCCAGAACATGCTTTCTATTTATTAAGCTTCCCTACTAGTGAGCAGATCTACTGCTTTGATATGCGAGGAAAGCTAGAGAATGGAGCAGCAAGAACTACTCGATGGGCAGGTTTATCTCACAGGGGAATGATAAGCACTACTGATGGACGATTATTGTTTGGTCAAACTACAGGCATAGCTGAGTACAGTGGTTATCTTGATGATGACGAAACATATCGTATGCTCTACTACACAAACTACTTTGACTTTGAGCAGCCCACTACAGTTAAGATACTGAAGAGTGTAGGCATCACGTTGATAGGTGGTTCTGGTCAGGCGTTTACAGTTAAGGCTGGTATTGACTACTCAGATGAGTACAGGTCTTATAACGCCACAGTTAAACAGACTGCTCTATCTGAATACAATGTTGGTGAGTATAACATTGCTGAGTATACAGGTGGTGGTGGTACTGACCGAGTTAAACTATCTATTGGAGGTACTGGCTCAGTAGTTCAATTAGGTTTTGAAACAGAGATTAGTGGCAATGAAGTTTCTATTCAGAAATTTGATTTATATATTAAAACAGGCAGGGTCATATAATGAGTAACTATACAAAGTCCACAAACTTTGCAACTAAAGACAGCTTGTCAGCAGGTAATGCTCTCAAGCGTGTTAAAGGTGCAGAGATAGATGATGAATTTAATTCCTTAGCTACAGCAATAGCTACTAAGGCTAACTCAAACAATACCACACTGACAGGTGTACCTACTGCTCCAACTGCGTCAGCAGGTACTAACAGTACACAGATAGCTACAACAGCTTATGCAACTTCTGCTATAGCAGCACTACCATCCTTAACTGCGGCTACTATTAATGCTTTAGCATACCCTGTAGGTTCTGTATACACATCAGTAGTAGCAACTAACCCTGCTACCTTGCTTGGTGTAGGTGTATGGACAGCCTTTGGTGCTGGTCGAGTTATGTTAGGTGCTGGTGGTGGGTATACTGCTGGTGATACTGGTGGTGCAACAACTGACTCACATGCTTTAACGACAGCACAAATACCAGCGCATAGTCACTCAATAACTCAACGGGGTATGCAAGGTTCAACTTACAATTTTCAAGAGGCTATCACAGGGCAAAGTGGAGGAACAACCATTACAATTAATACAGCTAACACAGGCGGTGGAGCAGTGCATACGCATGACATCATGCAGCCATACATCGTAGTATACATTTGGAAGAGGGCATCATAATGTGGGCACAGATCGCAGCAGCAGTAGCACCATCATTAATAGGTGGGTTATTAGGTAACAAGGGAGCTAATGCAGCATCACAAGGTGCTCAACAAGCTTCTCAGATGCAGATAGATGCAGCTAACAAAGCATACGAAGGAGGTACATATAAACCATATGGTGTTACCTCTGGGCTAGGCTCTACTCAGTTTAACAATGGTCAAGCTAGTTTCTCGTTAGACCCTCGATACCAACAAGCACAGAATCAAATGCAGGGACTAGGACAACAAGCCTACACTGCTGCTGGTGGTGACTATGGTCAACTAGCTAATCAGTTCTACAACCAACAGCGTGAGATGGGTGCTGGTAGTCGTAATGCTGAAGCACTAGCACTAGGTGGTTCTATGTTTGGCTCTGGTCGAACTGGTCTAATGTCTAGTGGAGATGCTCTAGGGTTTACTGGTGGTGGCATGATGTCCCCTGATGGTACTGGATTTGCTCAGGCATTTGCACAACAAAACTCAGCAGATCGTTACAATGCACAGCAACAAGCACAGCAGCAAAGGCAGATGGATATTAATATTGGTAACAGTATGTTCAATCAGTCTATGGGTCTTGATGCAGCAGGAATGGATCAACAACAACTAGCTGGCATGTTAGGATCACAGCGATCACAAGCTAATAATGCTGCTGGTAATAACTTAGTCTCTGGTATGGGCGGTGGAGCAGAGTCTAGGCAGAACCAAGGTCTAGCACAAGCTGGTAAGTACACAGGTATTGGTAATGCACTAGGTAATATTGGTTGGGATAAGATAGGTGGTATGCTTAACCCTGTAAGTGACTCAGATGTAGTCAATGCTTATGCTGGTAACATGAGTAGAGGTGGTGGACATCCTTCTATGGGTGGTTATTCAAACAATGGATACACTCCTACGCCTTACCTAACAAGTAATCAAGGCATGGGTGCTAACTACACTGGACGGAACTACTAGGAGAATATTATGGCTAGTGATGTAATGAGTTTATTTGGTTTAAATCCTAATGCTTTACAACAGCAAAGGACTAATGATGCAGTGACACAAGCTTCTGCAATGAATCCTTTCTTTGCTGCTGGTGCTGCTGGTGGTGCGCTCATG